ACACGACGCTCTTCCGATCTGAAAAGGTAAGATTTCTATAGTTTCTCCACTTATTTCTACACTAGCATTAAAACTATCATTTTTACTTTCAATCTCTATTTCAATTGCTTCTAAAACGCTTCTAACATTTTTAAAATCATAAATTAGTCTTTCTAAAGTATTAAGCGTTCTTTCATCAAAGCTAACATTAGTTGTGCTTACTTTAACTTTAAAAAAATAAGGCTTTCCACCATAATTAAACCACTCTTTAACCACTGCAGTAGGAAATACGGCTCTTAAAGCTTCTTTTATAGCCCAAGTTGTGCCGTTGTATCTATCTAAAAGTAAGGCTTTAGATATAAGCTTTCTTGCTTCTTTTGTTTCTAAACCATCTATGCTTACATCATAAGCATTAGCTAAAATTGGCAATAATCTTTCATCGCAATTTAGAGCTAGATTTGTGATACTAGCTAAATTTAAATCTTCAAATCTTGTTTTAGCACTTAAATCAATGGCTTTGCTTTGTTTTGGATGGTGGTTTAGTATTAGTGTATTCATAGCACCGCCTTTTTTATGCTATCACTTTGTGCAAACGAAGTTCGCCCAAAGTCGCTTTTACTGAAGGCTTCCCGACCCATTGCTACGCAATGCCCCTTCATAGCACCGCCTTTTCATAACTAAGTGAAAAGCTAAGGGTTGCAAACTCATCATCAGCTATTATTATATTTTCTAAGGGCAAGTCTTTTAATTCTTGCTCTTCTTCATTTATGATTTTTTCTTTAATGCTTAAAATTTCACTTTTATAAACTCCGTCCTGATGAAGACATTTGTAAATAAATCCCAGTGCTAAATCCACACTTAAATCAAAGTCCTTTTGTAAAGCATTAATCTTCTGGCTTATTTCATTAGCCCTAGAAAGCTCTAAAAGTAAAAGTTTGGCATCTACGATAAACTCTCTTTTTTTAGCTAACTCAACGCTCACTTCATCAGTTAAAGGTCTTCGCTCATCCGCACTTAAATACTCTTTAACCACATCAACGCTTAATTCATCTTCACTTTTAATGATAACTCTTACTTTTCCTGCTCCATTGTTTAAAGCTTTTATGGAAGCGACTTTTGCACTTGCGCTTAAAGCGTGATAGATATAGCCTTTTTCACTTCCTGCGGTTGAAAAACGATGTACACTCATTACAGCCCTTTCTCTTAAGGCTTCATCGCTTTCCTCACTGGCTCCACCTTTGAAAAATTCTAGTTGTTTAATCTTAGCCACAAAAGGCAGTGGGGTTTGTAAAAACTCGGTTTTACTTTCTTTGCTTTGAATAAATTCATCAAGTTCTAAAATACCTTGTGCTTTACTTTGCCCTTTTTTAATCACCACTTCTTCTTTTAAAGTGGCAAGGTCTGCTTTTTCATTTGAAAAAATTGCACCTTTTGGGATAATGACATCATAAGTAAGCAAAGTATTTAATTCAAACTCTACTTTAGCTGTGGGCTTAACCCCTTTAAGCCTTTGTATCAAATAGCCATTAGCTACTACATTATCTAAATCACTTCCCTTTGCATAATGAAGATAAGTTGCTTTTATACTCTCATTAATTCTTGCTCTAATTATCATTTCTCTATAAGCTAAAGCTTCTAAAATGGCTTTAAAAGGGTCAGATTCTAAAAGCTCTACATTATCTTTTAAAAAGCTTTTAAAAAGTTCTTCATAGGCTTTTAAAAGCTTTTCATAATCAAGCTCTTCTATGATTTGTGGATAAGGGATATCCTTTAAAAAGCTTTGTTTAAAATAGCTATCATTTGCACTTAAAAGCTCACTCATTTGCCTAGCTCCATTGTTAAATCCCCATAATTTTCAAAAAGCAAGGTAATGCTTAATTTATTGTCTTTACACTCATTAAGTCTCACACCTTTTAGCTTTACTCTTTTTTCCCACTTTGAAATAGCCTCTGCAGTGTATCTAGTAAGCTTTATCTTAAAATCATCATCGATTTTTCTATCTATGAGTGTATAAAGTAAAGAACCATACTCTGGTCTCATTACTCTTGAGCCTAAAGGAGTGATTAAAATGTCTTTGATACTTTCTTCGATGCTTGTTAAATATTTCATCTACTTACCGCCGTAGCACCATCTGTGCAAGAATGGGTATGATTTGTTAAATCACCTTTGCTATCGCTTATATTTCCACTAACTTGTAAATTGCCTATTAAGTTTAAATTTCCTTTTATGCTAAAAGTACCACTTGCCCCACCTTCGCCACTTGTAGAAATTGCTCCTGCAATTTGAGTATTACCATTTAAATTAATACTTGGAGCGTTAAGCGTTATGGTATTAGCGTTTGTAGTATGATTTTTAGTATTTAAGGTGTTGTTTTGGTTATGGGTGGTTTTATCTACACAAGTGATATTTATATTTTTAACCACATCAAGTTTTAAAGTGCTACTCTTAGAGTTGTATTCTAAATGCGTTCCATCTTCAAAATCTATATTAAAAGTATTTTCATCTGTGTTTTTTGCTCTATGTTTTTCTTGGTAAAGCCCACGCAAAATAACTCCACTATTTAAATCCCCACGCACAGGTATGACTAATACTTGCTCTCCTATTCTTAAAGGAGAAAAGCTCACTGCATAAGAATTAGCTAGACTTTGAAAAACACTTAAAAAATCCGTTACCATTTCTCCAATGGCAACCTTAGCTTTACCTTCTTTAATGTCGCAAATGATGCCAAGTTCGTTCATTTTAAAACCTTTGAAATAATTAAATCACTATTATCACTAAGCCATTCACAAACTGCTTCATTGGTGCTTGCTAACTCAATAATAGAATCAATAGTTTTTTTACAAGTTTGTAAATTTAAAGCCTTAACATCTACTTTTTGTGGAGCTTTAATAGTCCAATAAGTTTTAGCGTATTTATTTAAAGCTTCTAAAGTATCAATATCAAGCTCATTTTTACTAGCGCTTTCTAAAAACCTCTCAAACTCACCAATCAATGCGTTTAAAAACATAGCTTCTTTATTTTCTAAATCTTTTTCATCTCTTAAAGCGGCTAATTTTAAACTCTCCCAATCAATACCCTTGCTAAAATCATCTTTTTTCATACAGTATATGCCCTGTCTGCTAAGACCTGTTAAAACACATATATCTTTGATACTTTTTCCTTGTATGAAAAGACTTTTAGCAAGTTCTTTTTTGCTCATATTTTTCCTTTAGAATTATTACTTGAAATTATATTTTTTTATTTTTTTAAAATCAGTCTATATATACTTTAAATAGGTGGTTTAAAAGCATTTTTTATCTTATGATTATGCGAAAAAATAAAGGCTTTTGATGCGTGATTTATTATTAGAGCTTAATACAAAACTCACAAATGAAAAAGTAAAAATTTCTCCTATTGGAATAGCCAAAGGACTTGATGGGAGAGTATTTAAGATAGATGGGGAAAAATTAATCAATAATATACAAAAAAATGGACTTGATATAGCGTTAAATCTTAATCATCAAGGAGGAGAAGCTTATGGCTGGTTTGATAGAAATTCATTAGAGTTAAGAGAAGATGGCATTTATGCAAGTCTTGAGTTAACGCCCAAAGGGAAAGAACTTGTTGAAAATAAGGCTTTTAGATATTTAAGCCCTGAATATTATGTGGATGATGATAAAAATGTTATTCATTTAGATGCCATGGGACTTGTAAATCAGCCCAATCTTTTAAACAGGGCTTTAAATAAAGCTAGGTCATTAATCAATAGCACCAAAAATTCAAAGTTAAGCACCCCACGAAGTGGGACAGAAGCTAAAAAAGGCAAGGCCTTGCGTGGTCTTCAGGTGGGTGCAGGGAGTGAAACTCCCACTCGCAAGGATGACTTTAATTCATCCGCGAAATTAAAAAAAGAAAGGAATGCAATGAACGAAGAAGAATTAGAAGAATTACAAAAATTAGCCGAGCAAGTAGAAGAACAAGCTGAAAATGTAGAAGAATCCGTGCAAGAGACAGAAGATTGTGTAGGTGAAGGTGAAAATCCAGACAGCGAGTTAGAAACTTTAAGACAAGAAAATGAAGAGTTAAAAGCACAAATTGCAGAACTTAAAGCAAAACTTGAAACTGCTTTAAACAAAAATGAAGAAACAGAGATTGAGCTTAATAAAAAACGCCTTGATTCTCTTTTGCAAAATGGACTCATTTTACCAAATCGCTATCAAAAAGCTCTTAATATGAAAGGCAGGGTTTTAGAAGATTATCTTGATGTTTGCAAAAAAGAAGCAAATATTGTTTTAGGTAAAAAAGAACTTAATTTTACAAACAAAAGAAAAGAACTTAATGCTTATGAGGCAAAAGTTTTTAAACAACTTGGAATCAAAGGAGGCAAATAATGGCTTTTACAGAATTAAGCACTGCTTACATGCAAGCAGTGAATAAGGGATTTTCAACCATTTTTAATAATGCTCTTGAAGGTGGAAATAAAGATTATGAAAAATTTGCAATGGTAACCAATGCAAATTCTTTGGTTGTAGAATATCAATTTTTAGCATCTTTACCAAAAATGCGTGAATGGATAGGCGATCGTCAATTTAGCAAACTTAAGGGTCAAGGTTATACTATCACTAAAAAAGATTGGGAAAGTTCCATTGAAGTACCACGAGATGTAATAACTTACGATAATTTAGGAATAATAAGACCACAAATTGAAATGTTAGCTTACGAAGTACAAAATCATTATAATGATCTTATTTTTACACTTTTAGAGCAAAATCAAACTTGCTTTGATGGAAAAGCATTTTTTGCAAATGATCACGATATTGGTGGTGTGAGTTTTTCAAATCTTGGAGATAAAAAATTAAGTGCTGCAAGTCTTATGGAGGCTAGAAAAAACATGCGTGCACTGACTAATGAAAGCGGACGCACTTTAAATATCAATCCTGCTCTTTTGGTTGTACCATTAAGCTTGGAAGCAAAAGCACTCGAGATTGTAAATAGCGATTTAATCAATGGTTCAAGCAATGTTTTTAAAGGCGTTGTAGAAGTATTTACAAGTCCAAATTTAAGCGATCAAGACGCTTGGTATTTAATTGACAATACCAAACCAATCAAACCTTTAATTTTGCAAATCAACAAAGGAGCTGAGTTTGTTGCTAAAGATAATCCTACTGATGAAGCTGCTTTTATGCGTAAGACTTTCCAATATGGAATCGATAGCGAAGACAATGCAGGTTATGGACTGTGGCAATTAGCTTATAAATCAAGCGGAAAGGCAGAATAATGGACAATATAGTTTCAGCTAATAAACTTAGAAATCAAAATGCAATTTTAAATCCAAAAGAAAATGACGATCAAAAAGCTTTGTTTTTAAAGGAAAAGCAAGAGTTTGAAAAAGAAAAAGCTTTGTTTTTAAAGGAAAAGCAAAAGACTTTAGAAGAAAATGAAGAAACTATAATAAATGAGTCTTTAAAAAACAAAGAAACAAAAAAAGGAAAACAAGATAAATGATAGCCTTGCTTTCTCCTCCTAAAATGCTAGCTCTTACTTTAAAAGAGTTAGCACTGATGAAAAGAGCACAACAAAACTTAGCAAATATCGATGAAATTACAAGAGAAGTAGTAGCTAAAGCAGGAAAAGATGCAGATGATATTTGCAAAAATAAAGATATTGCTGATTTTATTTGGGAGGATTTTGCATACATTCGCATAAAAATTTATCTTAAAATCGTCTTAGATGATGAAGATAAAATCCTTCTAGATAATGCTTTAAAACGAATT